TGTTCAATCGTGTGGCGTTCCAATATCTCAAATATTAGTCGAGCCTAAAGCATCCGGAAAATCACTTGTGCAGTTACTAAGGCGTGAGACTAGATACAATGTATCAGAAATAAAAACAAACTTTGTTAGGTATTCTAAAATCGAACGTGCGAGAGCATCCTCGCCATTTATTGAAGGCGGTAGAGTTTTCCTAGTCAAAGATAATTGGAATGATGCGTTTTTACAACAAGTTAGCACGTTTCCAAATGCTAAACACGATGAGCATATTGACGTAACTTCCTACGCTATTGAAAGGAATTTAATTAACAACTTTTTTGTAGTTTAAAAACAATTTTAAATTTTGTATTTTTACGAAAATTTTATATTACTTTAAAATATGGCATCTTTCTTTGACCGATTCAATTTTTCAAAAAAAAATCAAAACACAAACGAGCAATATAACAGAGCCATTTATAATTGGCTAGGTAATTCTGTTCTTTGGAATAATGAGAACGATGATTCTTATATTACGGAAGGTTATCAAAAAAATGCAACAATATATTCTTTGATAAATTTAATCACAAAGGCGGCAACAACAATTCCGTTTCAAGTTTATGAAAAGACAAACGAAAACGATTATAAAAGATATAAGGCTTTAACTTCAGGAATGATGGATTCAGCGTCTATTCAAAAGGCGTCTCTATTGCAAAAAAACGCATTGGTTGAATTACAAGATACTGAGTTGCATAAAATATTAGAGCGACCAAATCCGGCACAATCTTACAACGCTTGGCTAACTGAATTAATTGCTTTTGGTAAATTAACCGGTAACAGATACATTTACGGAATTGGCCCTGATACTGGAGCAAATGTTGGCAAATTTACTGAGTTGTATGTTATGCCGTCGCAAGTGATGGAGATTATATCGAATGGTATAATGGAGCCGGTATCTAAATATAAATTAGAATACAACGGAACAAAATATATTGACGCATCTGAAATCTGCCACATTAAAGACTTTAATCCTTACTACGATGGTACTGGCTCACATATGTACGGACAATCGCCGTTAAGAGCGGGTTTGCGTTCATTAACAACAAACAATGAAGCGGTACAAACGGGAGTAAAATATCTACAAAACCAAACTGCAAGAGGTTTATTAACTTCTGAGATGGGCGACATTAATGAAGTACAAGCGCAACAATTAAAAGATAAATTTAGACGTCAGCATCAAGGCTCAGACAATGCCGGAGATATTATCATAACTCCAAACAAAATGTCTTGGGTTAATTTTGGATTAAATGCGTCTGATGTTTCTTTGATAGCGCAATACAACGCCTCAATAAAAGATTTGTGTAATATTTACAATGTGCCGGTACAATTACTAAACAATACTGATTCATCCTCTTATAACAATATGAAAGAGGCTAAAAAAGCATTGTATCAAAACGCAGTTATCCCGGAACTTGTAAAAATTAAAGACGAATTAAATAGATGGTTAGCGCCTAAATATGGCGACAAACTTTGTATTGAGTTTGATTTTTCTGTAATACCTGAGATGCAAGAGGAAACTGAAAAGGTAGTAGACCAATTATCTAAAGCGTGGTGGATTACGCCAAATGAAAAGCGTTCTGCAATGAACTACGGAAAGGATGAAGAAAATACTCAATTAGACGATTACTTTATACCGGCTAATTTAATTCCAACAAATCCAAGTGATATTGATTTACCTATTGAGCCAATAGATTTAGACGTAAACAAGTTTTTAGGTCAAAAAAAAAACGAAATAATTAAGGCAGAAACCTATAATAATTATCCTCAATCTGCGACCAATAACGCTAAAAGGATGATTGAATGGCGTGAAAAATATGGGCGTGATGTTGTTACTGCCGGAACTGAAGTCGGTTGGCGTAGGGCATCGCAACTCGCAAAAAGAGAAAACATTTCTTTAGATGTTGTTAAAAGAATGGCGCAATTCAACCGCCACAGAGAAAACGCAAAGATAGATCCTAAATATAAGGGAGAGCCTTGGAAGGACAACGGATATGTAGCTTGGAACTTATGGGGTGGAACTGCCGGGGTTGATTGGGCAATAAGAGAAGTAAACAAATTAAAAGACGACTAATTGAGGTTAGACAAAGACAAATGGCAAAAGGCTTTTGAAAAGGAATTGGACAAGGCCGAGAAAAGGCAATCCTCTAAAGTAAGGCGATACTATAAAAACCAATACTATAAAGGAGCAGAATCTTTTTTGTCTAGCGGTCAAACATCATTTCAACTTTTATTTAGTACAAGTGAATTAATTAAAATTTATCGTGATTTATATTCTGATATCGGTTTACAATTTGCCAAATGGTATGCAAGAAATTTTGATAAATACATAAAAAAGGGAGTTAATCCAAATCAATACGTTAGTGAATGGCAAAATTCTTTTGCGTCTTATGGCTCTGCCGTAGGTGCTGAAAGGGTTACTTTAGTTAGTGGTACTGCAAAAGCAACACTTGTAAAGGTTACGCAAAATTTAATGACTGATATTGATTTTCAAAATCTAGGTATTGCCGAAAAGACTAGGATTTTAAGAAGTCAATTCAATAGATATTCGGCGTTCCAAGCGGAGCGATTAGTTAGAACAGAGGCAACAAGTGCTGCGAATTTTGCAACTTTAAAATCTGCAAACACAATATTCCCGGCGGCCGATATGATGAAAGAGTGGATTGCGTCTTTTGATGACAGAACTAGGTCAACTCACGCTGAAGCCGGAGCAAGTGAGCCAGTTCCTCAAAATGAGCCATTTATGGTTGGGGGTGCTTTAATGATGTACCCGGGAGACCCAAGCGGCCCGGCTAGTGAGGTAATTAACTGCCGTTGTTCAATAGCGCCATTTCCTAAAGAAACCGCACAAGCGACCGGAGAAATTACTGATATTAACTTTGGTTTAGGTGGCGGAACTAGAACGGGTTATGGTTTAGGAGACTTTGTTTCAGATGTCGGAGCGACTGTTGCGTCAGGTGTTGAGAATATTTCTGCAATAGCGCAATCTAGTTTAAAAAATATTAAAGAATTTAAAGAGGAATTAATAAATAAATTCTCTCAATTTAATATAAAAATAAACTCAATAAGAACGTCAAGAAGTTTGTCAATTGATGATTATAATAAAATTGATGGTTTACTTGGTAATTTATTTTCTAAATATAATTTTGGAGCATTAGAGAATCAACAAACAGTAAAATTATCTTTTAAAAGTGGCGCTAGAACTTATGGATTTGTAGAGCGTTATTCTGTTAGTGGCAATTTAACAAGAATAAATTTAGGAGATTTAAAAAGAAATTTAGATTCAAGAATTAAAGTAATTGAAGATAAATTCACTACTAGATGGTTTTCAGCAATTGATAAGGATAAAATGTTTTTATCAACGCCAGTTCACGAGATGACGCACGTTTTATTGCATAGTTCTATGAAGTCAGGAAATCAAAAAATTGCTTTAGATAAAATTAGAGAAATAAGAAAAAAATACTATGAGGAAATTAAGTCTTTAAGAAATTCAAACAATATAAAAAAGTATAACGACATTTATATTGGTAGATATGCAATGCATTCTTTTGATGAATTTATTGCTGAAGCATTTACAGAATATACTTTAAATTCAAATCCTTCAAAATACGCTAAGCTAGTTGGAGAAATTATAGACGAATATTTAAAAAAATAACAAAATGGCAACACTAAAAGAAGAAAACAAAAACAACTGTTTCAATTGTAAAAATTTTAATGAGTTTCAAGGAAATTGTTTAGCGTTTCCTAATGGTATTCCTTATGGAGTTGGAACATTACACGAACACAACAAACCAATACCAGCACAAAAAAACAATATAGTATTTGAAAGAGGTACACCTAATCAAAACTAAAATTTAAAAAATCGTATATTTACAAAAATTTTTCTATATGAACACAATTCTTTATAAGGCGGCTCCAGTTGGAGAGTTAATCGATGCGGATGAAAAAGCCGGAATCATAAAAGGTTACGGATCATTCTTTGGAAACAAAGATTCTGATTCTGATATAATTATGAAAGGTGCATACAAAAAGACAATCGCCGAGAATGGCTCTAGAGTTAAATATTTATATCAACACGATATGAATCAACCAATCGGTAAAATGACCGAACTTTATGAGGATGACAAAGGTTTGGTTTTTGTTGCAGAGATTGCTAAAACGCAACTTGGAAAAGATGTTGTTGAGTTAATGAAAAGCGGAGTAATAACCGAAAATAGTGTAGGTATATTACCAATCCAAAAGCAAGACAAGGGAGATTATAGAGAAATCAATGAGGTTAAACTATATGAAATTAGCGCCGTAACTTTGGCAGCTAATGACCAAG